CCTGAATTGGAACTCCTTCAAAAATAGAGAATTATTCCTTTCGTTATACTTGTGACTTTGAATTTGACATATTTATCTTTTCGTTTCTTCTTTTTTTATCTTGAAAGGTGTAATAATTACACCTTTTTGATAAATTTGCAACATGAAGATCAAAAAGATACTTGTGATAGCCCCTCATGCCGATGATGAAGTGCTCGGCTGCGGAGGGTATCTGTTGCATGAACAGATGAAAGGATCCGAGATCTGTATTATCTACGGAGCGGTAGGAGGAAAGATGTACGGTGCCGTGGGAGGCGGCAAGATCGCCGCCGATCAGGACTTCACCCGAAGGTACAAGGAAGCCGAATCCCTAAACAAGGCCCTAAGTACAAAGAACTGGTATGTCATGCACAAGGGGCTTGACGCCTACCTTGACACGGTTCCGGATGTGGAGATCATCACCGCCCTCGATGTGTTGATCGGCACGATCCGCCCGGATGAACTCTTTGTCAACTACGCCAGCCACCATCAGGATCACCGGAAGATCTACCAGTGCGCCATGGCCTCCCTGCGGCTAAGGGAAGGATACAGCCCCTCCCTGGTGGCCTTGTACGAATACCCCTTTATCGGCGGAAACCATGATGTGATCAACGGGGGCCGATGGTATCATGACATCACGGATGTGATCGGCCGGAAGATCGAACTGTTCGGACTCTACGGATCCCAGCTTAAGAATCCCCCCTCACCCCTGAACGAGACGGGGATCCGCTCTTTGGCAGGAATGAGGGGTATTGAAAGCGGCTGCCAGTACGCCGAGATGTTTTACGTGCAAAAGATGATGCGATGAACACCGTGACCATACACCAGCCCGAACACCTGCCGTATCTGGGTTTCTTCTCCAAATGTTCCCGGGCCGACACGGTGGTGCTTCTCGACAATGTCTCTTTCGAGAAAAACTACTTCCAGAACCGCAACCGCATTTACGGACCAAACGGCTACCAATGGATCACCGTTCCGGTAATATCAGCAACGGCAAATATCGGTGAGGTTCGTATCGCCCCGGAGTTTCACAAGTCATTGAAGCGTAAGAACCTCGAAAGGATCCGGCAAGCCTATTCCAAAGCCCCGTATTTCATGGAGTGCTTCCCGGACATTGAAAGGCTCTACGGCTTCGAGTACACCCACCTGATCGATCTGAACGCCTCCCTGCTGGCGCACCTGTTCCGGTTGCTTGGCCTTTCCTGTCGCACGGTCTACGCAAGCCGGTTGAATGTGGAGGGAAGCAAAACGGATCTTTTGGTCGATATCTGTCGAAAGGCACGGGCCGACAGGTACCTGTCCGGCCCTTCCGGGAAAGACTACCTCGAGATTGAAAAGTTCTCCATTCCGGTAGCCTTCCATGAGTTTACCCACCCAACATACAAACAGCACGGAAAGCCGAGTTTCCTTTCCCATATGAGCATCATTGATGCGTTGTTCAACATCGGCCCCAACGGCATCATCCACTTGATAAAAGATTCAGAACATGGCAAAGAATAAAGACAACAAAGAACCCGAACTTCTGACGATCCAATACATGGATATCGATTCGCTGATCCCGGCCGAGTACAACCCACGGGACACCACCGAGGAGGAGAAGCAGGCCCTGCGTGCCAGCCTCAAACGGTTCGGTTTCGTGGATCCGGTGATCGTCAACAAACATCCCGACCGGATGAATATCATCGTGGGGGGCCACCAGCGGGTGAAAGAAGCGAAATTCCTCGGCTACCGGCAGGTTCCCTGCGTTTTCGTGGAGCTTACGCTTGACTTGGAACGGGAGCTTAACGTACGGCTCAACAAGAATACGGGCCACTTCGATGAAGGCAAGCTGGCCATGCACTTCACCCGGGAATTCTTGATGGAGGTGGGCTTCAAGGACAAGGAGCTGGCCTTCTTCCTTACCGAGTACGAGCAGCAGTTCAATGCCGTGAACAACTCCAACTGCCAGATGCCGATCGTTCCCAAGTTCAGCGAGAAGTACGATGCCCTGATCATCGTCTCAACCAACAGCATCGACACCTCCTTTCTGGAAACCGCCCTGAAGATCGACACGGCCCGAAGCTACAAGAACTCCCGAACCGGCAAGGCGATGATCATTTCGGTGGAACAATTCAAGGAAGCATGGGAGCGGTAGAAATCAAGATAGTCATTCCCTCTCATTTGAGAGCTGACCGTGTAATCACCACCGGTTGCATCAGCAATGCCATACTCTGCGTTCCCGAATCCCAAAGGGAAGCCTACGAAAAGCACAACCCAAACAACGAGGTGGTCTGCCACCCGGACAGCATCAAGGGGCTGACCTTGAAACGGCAGTGGATCTATGAACACTTTCCCAACGTGTTTATGATCGATGACGACATCCATTCCATCAACCGCCTCTATGTGGAAAAGGGAGAAGAAGCGGCCCTCGCCCCTGAGGAAGCTTACGACATAGTACAATACATCGGCAACTGTGCAAAACTCGCCGGTTGCTATCTTTTTGGTTTGAGCAAGGAAGGGAATCCTTTAACCTATAACGATATGCAGCCGGTAAAACTCTCCGGGACACTGAACGGCACCATCGGCCTGCTCGAAGGATCCGGACTGTACTTCCATGAAAGGGCCGTTGTCTCGGAAGATTACTGGATCTGCGCCCTGAACGCCTACCGGCACCGCAGGTGCTGGATCGACACCCGGTTCTCGGTGGTTGGCTCCAAGACCTTCGGCAACCCCGGCGGTTGCGCTTCCTACCGTACCAAGGAACAGGAAAAGGCCGACACCCTTTTTCTCCGTCAGATGTTCGGTGAAGCCATCGCCATGAAGGAGGATACCGGGTTGGCGAAAAGGAAACATGAATACCAAAGAACGTTAAAGATACCTTTTTGATATTCAATTTGTTAAATAACGTAAATAATGAAAAAACATCGTCAAAACTTTTTGGTTTTTCAAACATCCAGCGTACGTTTACATTAAATATAAGTATAAGTAAATCAGATTATTATATGATAGAAACAAAGACATTGAAGGCAACGAGGCTGTTCCGTTCAGGACAGGTGAAGGAAGCCCTGAAGATCGTCAAAGGTTTCCGGATCGGATACTCGCCCCAGGAGCGGAGAACGCTCGAGATAGCCTATGAATGTCTAAGCGGCAATAAAAGTTTCTATGAATCCATCGGCCACGATGCCGAGGCGGTCATCTCACAGGCGCAGGAAATCATCATAAAACACATAAGCAATGGATCAGTTACTCACTAAGAACGGCTACGACTTCTTTGAAGTGGCCAGCGCCTTTCAGAAATCAATACGCAGGGGCCTTGAAAAGGAGGCCATGTTTTGGGCCGTAGAACTCTACGAAAGCGGCTATCAGAAATACGCCTGGAAACGGATGGTGATCATGGCCAGCGAAGACGTGGGGCTGGGAACGCCCGGGTGCATCACGGCCATCATGGCCCTCAAGCAGTCGTATGACTTTCTATTCGCCCTCAGGGAACGGAGCCTTCCCGAGAAGCTGCCTTTCACCCAAGCGGTGCTCACGCTGGTGATCTGCCGCAAGTCAAGGTATGTGGATCTGGCCATTTCCACCTATTGGAACCGCCATAAGACACAGCCGATGGCCATTCCCGACTACGCCTATGACATGCACACCCGTAAGGGCAAGTCCATGGGAAGGGGCCTGGATCATTTCTACAAGGAAGCCTCCCGGATCAACAACGCCAACAAGATGCCCGGTGAAGAGGAGATGGAACGCCTTGCCTTACAGGCGGATAAGGGGATACCTGCGGATTACCGGGAGAATATCTCCTGCACCGAGGAAGAAGGAGTCAACAACTTACAAAACAGACTATTCGATGACACAAAATGAACAAGTAAAAAAGCGCACGACCGCCACGCAGAAGATCTTTCTGGCGGCCTACAAGGCTTCTTTCGGCAATATCAGCGAAGCCTGTGAGAAAGCCAATATCGGGAGGGGCACCTACTACCGGTGGATGAAAACCAATCCCAAGTTTGCCGAGCAGGTGGAAGATCAGAACGAAAAGCTGATCGACTATGCCGAAAGCAAGCTGCTCACGCAGATCATGGACAGCAACATCACGGCGATCATTTTCTTTCTGAAAACAAAGGGGAAGAAACGTGGCTATATCGAAACGGTGGAGAATGACGTTACCGTCAATCCGTTCCTGGAGCTTATGAAAGCCGCATCGGTCGAGGAGACCCCGTAAACTAAGCGAAAAAATTTTGAAGAGCCGGAATGATCCCCGTTCAGCACATACGAAAGTACAAGATATGGCAAAACGACTGGAACGTCTTTGTCCGGGATGTATTGCATGCCCGGTTAGATAGGGAACAGCAGGCGATCGTTGAATCGGCCCAGGTCAACCCGTTGACGGC